ACCCTGTCCACCCCATGCGTACCTGTCATTCATGCAGATACGCAAGAGGCCCAAACCCCTTGGTACAACTAGATTGTCCAGTGGTTGGCCAGGGCCCCTAGTGGCCTTTGGACACGCGGGAGCGACCCCGCCCGGGGGGTAGGCCCGCTGACGTCCATAGCGTTAGGCCCCTCAAATTTTTGGACCAAAAAGTCGACCGTCATCCACCCCCATTGAACGACGTCTCCCATAATTCAATACAGGTGTCTATGTATGCCTATAGGTGACTATGGTTAACTATGTATTGTTGTTATTAGTACTAATAATAAAACAACCATGGTTGGCTATAATGCTCCATGGTTAACCATGTATTGGTATTACCTTACCTCCTAACCGCTCTCCTTCGGAGAGCTATAGACCATGGTCATCCATGGTTAACCATAGAGGGGGGGGTGCCCCCCTGCTCTTAGGACAGCAAGCCTTCTTTCTCTACACACGCACACATATGTACTACTGGTGGCCCTAGGGTCTTATCCTTGCCCCATCAGCCTTTGTGCCCTTATGGGTCGCCCTAACGAATCCGAGGCCTCTAGAGTCCTGTCAAATCTCCACACCGACCTTGCCTGGCACCTGAAGTCCAGGCTGGACGATGGTTCCATCAGCACCGCTGAACTCAACATCTTGCGCCAGTTCCTCAAAGACAACGGCATCTCAGCTCAACCTGTTGCCGGCACCAGTTTTGGAGATCTGGTGGCCTCCTTGCCAGACATGGATAAGATTGTGCAAATGCCACGGCGCAAAGCCGCTTAGAGACCCCATGGCTGACCCTTCTGACATCCCATCTGGGTTTTTCATCTCCACCGACACCAACAACAGGATTGCTGCTGCGCCTGCCATTGGCTTTGGCCCAGCTGGTTACGGCACCGTCACCCAAGGCACCAGCAAGTCCACGACCGTCGTCGTCAATGCCAAGGCCGGTGTGGTGACCATGCACAACGCTGCCCTGGCTTCCAACACTGCCGTTCAGTTCACGATGACCAACAGCGCCATTAGCGGCACTGACGTCGTCGTTGTCACTGGTGGTTCTGGTGGTGGCACAGCTGGGTCGTATCAAGCCCACTGCGTGTCTGTGGCTGCTGGTTCCGCAATCTTCCGCCTGGTCAACACCAGTGCTGGCAGCTTGTCTGAGGCCGTGGCCATCAACTTCGCCGTCATCGACACCTACGCCGCCTGATGCCAAGCGATAGGGGTGCTGGTTGGGTTGGTCTGCCAGAGCCCCTGTCGTCGGACTTTCGGTACTTTCTGGTCCTGGTCTGGCGCCATTTAAACCTGCCGGACCCAACACCGATCCAACTCGACATCGCTGCGTACATGCAGCACGGGTCGAAGCGCCGCATTGTTGAAGCGTTTCGTGGTGTCGGTAAATCCTGGATGGCCGCGGCCTATGTGCTGTGGCTGCTCCGTGGCAATCCACAGCTCAAGATCATGGTGGTGTCGGCCTCAAAGACCCGGGCCGATGACTTCACCATGTTCTGCATGCGGTTGATCCGAGAAATGCCGATGCTCCAGTGTCTGGAGCCGGACCGGGATGAGCAGCGCTCAGCTGTGAACCGGTTTGACGTCAGACCCGCGATCCCAGACCAAAGCCCATCCGTCAAAGCTGTTGGCATCTTTGGGCAACTGACCGGGTCCAGGGCCGACTTGATCCTGTCCGATGACGTTGAAACACCGACGACGTCGTGGTCTGTCGGCATCCGGGAAAAGCTGCTGGCTGCTGTGGGTGAGTTCAACGCCATCCTGAAGCCCGGCGGCGAGATCATGTTCCTGGGCACCCCTCAGACCGAGGAGTCCATCTACAACAAGCTGGCCCAACGGGCCTACGACGTACGCATCTGGCCAGCTCGGTACCCAGAAAAGCCAGTCAAGTACGGCGACCACTTGGCTCCCACGATTCAGGAGGGGTGCTTGGACCAAGTTGGCCAACCCACGGACCCTGGTCGTTTCAGCGAAATGGACCTGTTGGAGCGGGAGACGTCGTACGGACGATCGGCCTTTGCCCTGCAGTTCCAACTGGACACAAGCCTCAGCGACGCTGAGCGGTTCCCGTTGAAGCTGGCGGACCTGATGGTCCTCGAGGTCTCTGATCACGCCCCAGAGAAGGTCGTGTGGTCGTCTGGAGCCGAGTACCGGATCAGCGACCTGCCGGCTGTGGGCTTCAACGGGGATTATTACTACCGGCCGGCCTACATCCACGGCACCTGGTTGCCGTTCCAGGGCTGCGTCATGTTCATTGACCCGTCTGGCCGCGGCTTAGACGAGACCGCGTACGCCATCGTGGCGCACCTCAACGGCAATTTGTACTTGCTGGAGTCCGGTGCGTACCGAGACGGGTACTCGGAACCCGTTCTGCAGGGCCTAGCAGCCGCTGCAAAGCGTCAAAAGGTCAACTTGGTACTCCTGGAGGATCAGTTTGGCCAAGGCATGCTGGAGAGCCTTCTGAAGCCGTATCTGCAAGTTCAACATCCGTGCACGATTGAGACCGTTCGGTCCAACGTGCAAAAAGAGCGCCGCATCATTGCGGCCTTGGAGCCCGTCTTGAACCAGCACCGCCTCATTGTCAGCCGGTCGGTGATCGAAGGCGACGCCAAGACCCGTGATGACGAGGCCGTCGAGAAACGCCTGGCGTATCAACTCTTTCATCAACTGACCCACCTCACCGTCGATCGTGGTTGTTTGGCCCACGACGACCGTCTCGACGCCCTTGCGGGTGCTGTTCAATACTGGAACGAATCACTGGCCATCGATGAAGACCGCGCCATCCGGGAACGTCAAGCAGAACTCTGGGACCTGGAGCTTCAGGCGTACGTGGGCGACCTGGAAGGAGCGCTTGACCGAAACCTTTTGGGCGGCAGCCTTACAGATCTTGCTGCGGCCCCGGCCACCACGGGGTGGATCAGAACCCGGCGGTAAAAAGCCAAACGTCAGGGCCTGGGTGATTCGGCTTCCAGGAGTGTTCATTGGTTACGGCGGCACCAAGGAGCCCGGATCCTTTCAGACTGTCGTCATGGCAGAAACAGAGGAGATGGCCTGGGAAGTTGCCATGGACTGCGATGTCTGGGAACGTATCCCGTGGAAGGTGGACAACGTCCAGATTTTCCCCAGAGCCCCATTGACCAATCCAAATGTCGGCTATACGTCTCGCAGACGCCGCTAAGCACGACCTTGGCCTGCCACATCAGTTGGCGGCCTGGAACGCGCTGCAGGAGACTCTGACCCCTAAGCAGCTCAAGGACTTTGCAGAGCTGTACCGGGCCGCTCCGGTGCTCAAGGTCAGTGTGTTTCAGCCCAGCTCACCGTTCAGCTACAAGCTGACCCCAAACGTGGCGTACGGGGAATTTGCTCAGCAATCAGAAGCCCGCAGATTCAAGGCTCAGCACCAATGCGACACGGCCCTGGTGCTGGCTCAGTTTGTCCAGAAGGCCAGGGATCATTTTGGTGGGCCCGCAATCATCACCAGTGGTTACCGCCCTCCCAAGATCAACGCCCAGGTCGGTGGTGCAGCACAATCCGAGCACCTTTACGACGCTAAAGACACTGGTGCCGTCGATTTTTACATTGATGGGACGTCTGTCTACACCCTGCAAAGCTGGGCCGACAAAGAGTGGCCGTACTCCCTGGGCTACGGGGCACCCAAAGGCTTCATCCACGTTGGAATGCGCCCCGGGCGGCCCCGTATCCGCTGGGTTTACTGACTTTTGCGCTTGACGCCGGCTTGCGACAGCGCAATGGCCAAGGCTTGCCGAGGATTCTTGACCACAGGACCGCCTTTGCCGCTGTGGAGTCCACCACTTTTGAACTCCCGCATGACCTTGGCCACTTTTTTTTCGGCCTTGGTGGCTTTTTTCATCGTTTTACAAGCGGGGTGATGACGCCAGCCAGGATCTCAATGGCCCTGTACAGCTTCACGATCATTCTGCTGTATTTGCCAAGGGCCTCGTTGTCCTTGGGGGTTGGCGTGACGTTGACGATGGCCACAGCAGCGCCATGAACGCCCACTGCAACAGCTACGTACTCAGCAATCGAGGATGCCATCGGCTGGAAGAATGTTTGCTGCAGTTTGCCATTGCCGCGTCAAGTTGTCTGCCGCTTCCCTGGCCAACCATTTGGTCACGATTGCCTCGTGGTGCCAGGCAGTGTTCAAAAGTTCAGCTGTGGCCAGGAGTCCTGACCAATCCTCGTCCTCGTACATGGACAGCAACGTGCGCTGAACCCGCTCCTCGCTGAGTTCCATCTCAAGGCTGTGTTCGATTGGGTTCATGCGTGATGAATTTGGGTTCTGGCTTCGAGCGTGGCCACCCGTTGCTCCACGGAATTGAGCCGGGCAAACGTTTCCTTGCGGTCAGCCTTGATGTCGACGTGCAACTCCTCAAGTCTGGTAGCCACGTTTTCCACGGCCACGGTCAAGCGGGTCACGACTTCCCGGTTGTTGGTATTACCGCGTATTACGGTGCTGGTGCCCATGACCGCTGCTGTAAAAGCGGCACCAACCAGAGCTGCAATGATTTCAATCATGGCTCTGATGTGCTGCAAGCGACCTGCTGGCCCACTGTACCTAATCGGTCAGGATTGGGGTGCTGATCGTGAAGCCTCGCTTGCTGTCGATGACTTTCATCCCTTGCTGGGGTCTCTCGGGTGGGAAGCCGAGCTTTAATCCGTACGCAGTGGGTCCAATCAAGCTGCCGTTGACGGTCCAACCGGATCCATTGGTCAGCGTATGGAAGTGGCCTAGGAACGTGTGGTCAGCACGGATCCCAACGTCTTGTCGGTATATGTACTTAGTCAAAGGAACCGTGATTCCACCGACACCGCCCCCGTACTTGATGGCGTCGCCATGCAGAAAACGCAAAGTTTGGCCAAGTACATCCATGTACAAAGTGTTGCCGCTAGATACAACAAACTGGACCTTGGGGTTTTTGCTGTAATGGCGTTGCAGGCTTTGATACATCAACCATTCGTATGAGGTGGCGTGAGCGTTGTCCGCCTGCATCTTCATGGTGGTGCGCCCATGGTTGCCGTAACAGCACGGGACCGTGATCTTGTTGAAGCCGCCGTTGGCCAATAGGTAATCCAGGCCCCTGATGATCGCCTTTTCGCACTCGATGATTTGCTGGGTTGGGCTCAGCTCTTGAAGCTGGATTTGTTCTGGGTGCAACCAGTTGTCGATCAGGTCCCCACCCAGGAACACGACCATTTCGTTTACGTCACAGGTCGATCGCAGCATCTCAACGACCTTGAGGGCATTGACAAACAACGTGCTGGCCCGGACGTGGAATATGTCGACGTCGTACTCGTTCAAGTTGTTGACGGTCTCTGGTTTGACCACAGCACCGCAGTGCCAGTCGGTGCACAGCAGGATTGGTACGGATTCGCTGCGGGCCCCAGGGGTGGAGCTGGTGATCGGTTCAACGCTGCCGATGTCCTTGATGTCCAGGGCCACGCCAAGGCGGTCCTGGAGGTTTTCGACGTGGACCAGCAGTTTTTCTTTCTCGATTGACTGGGTCCTGAAGTCACTCCGCAGTTTCCGGATCTCGACTTGGAGGTCGATTAGATCCGTAGTGCTGCGGTTCTTGCCGTTGGGACACATGCCCGACTTACAGAACAGCCGGCCGCTGTCCTCGTCGCGCAACATATCCATGGCCGGTAACTTTTCCCGGCAGTGCCGCAATCGGCGACAGGTGAATAACTTGTCGTCGAGAGTCACAAGGGCGCTCTGTTACGCCGCCACCTTAGCGGCCTTGTCCACGGGTCTTCTTGCGGCGGCCTGGGACCGCCTTGGACCGTTGGCCCTGGCCCTGACGCGAAAGCTTGGGGGGACCGGGCTTGTGCTCGATCCGTGCAACGCCGGTCTTGGAACGGACGGCCATCAGCTCAAGCCCAAGAGGGACTTCAGCTCAGCCACGGTTAGACCTGAGGCCGCCAACTTCTCAGCAGGCGTCAGTTCAACCGGGGGCTCAGGTTCTGGTGCAGGCTCGGGGGTGTTGCCAGCTTCAACCCACTCCAGGTAGGCGGCGTAGTCGGTGTTGGCGGGGTCGGGGGGGATGAAGGCGTTGTCCTCTAGGCGGAGGATGCAGTCGGAGGTGGTGAGTTGGTAGGTCATGGGTTAAAGCTCAGCGGAGAAAGAAGTGTACATATCTGCATTTCTAGCAAGGTATCCAGATCCGCCAGATAAACCTGAGAAATTTCCAAAACGCAAATGAGCCGATGTTGCTCCTAGGTTTACTGCATTGTTAATGTTTGGAGAAGATTGTCCGTAATCAGTAGTAGTCACGTTAGAAACTGTAATTGTAGAATTTGCCGTTGCTGTGGTAGATGCTCGCATAGGCACAGGAAAACTAAATTGCCCATCCCAGGTAGAGTTAGAAAACGCAATTCCAAAACCTGTTACAGGCACATTTGCAAAATACCTCTGACACAACGCCAACTCCGTCCCGTACGACCTGCGCTCGAAAGGAGTCGCGACGGTGCCGGGTTCAAGTTGGACGCCGGTGATGTAGAAGGTGGCGCCGTTGGTGCCGACGACTGAGGTGGCTCCGGTGACGGAATTGACATCAACACCCGCCCAAGCGCCAGCAGTGCCAGATCGAGTAGAACCAGCTCCAAGAGCAAGAATAAGATAGGCACCAATACCATTGGTTCCACCTACCCACGTTCCAGTAGTATCCCCTGCAATCGTTTGAGTTTTATATTCCCAAGTGTTTGCAGTAGATATTGCATAAGTAAATGGATAGGAGCGGTTTGATCCTGAATTCTTTAATACGGCACCAAAGGTTCCAGTTAGCGATGATCTAACCCAAAAAGAAATTGTGCAAGATTTTGCAGAAGCTGTACCAAATGCAAAGTCTGAAAAATTAAATCCTTCTATTGGTTGCCTAATAAAGAACTCATCAGTAGACAAAACTGAATATGCACTGGAGGAAGTGAAACCTAGGTAGTTATCAAATCCAGATGGTGGAGTAACCGCGCCAGCATTCTGTTGAATCGTACCCTTGGAGGCTTGACTGTTTCCGTAGTACCAACGATCTAAAACGTATTGGTTGCTTGGCGTCACACTCGCCCCAGCATTCCGTTGATCAATCCGCATGTCACCATTGATGATGCGGTTCCGGCTACCTGCGATGGGGCCACCGTTGAGGGAACTCAGGTTCGCCGTTGCTGAACCGTCTGCCGCAAGCGTGATCGCAGCACTTGAAGCGGAGGCGTTTTGAAGATTGGAGACTTTGATTGTAGACATTTAGGTTACCTCCTATTCGTACATGATGTTGATCGACCCGGCGTCGAACGTGTCGGTGCCGTTCGCGCTGGTGATGCGAACGCGGTCTAGGGTGCCGGAGAGGGTTTTTGAACCTGCTCCATTACCTACAATATTCGTACCGTTTTTAACGTTATTATCAAAAATCCAAATATTGCTTCCCAAGGTTTCTATTCTGGCTTTTCCCGACATAAGGTTAGCAGCGGTAGGCTCGTGTATATAAAATCCACTTGTGCTGGTACCACCAGAGGTAGCACTGCTGGCGTTGTAATGGTTTGAGATTGAGACATAACCAGACGATACAATTCCGCTGCTAGTGCCTATTTGAACCAAATACCCGCTGCCCCCACTAATAGAAACTTCGTTGAAGAGCACAGTAATCCGCTTCACCCAGCTCGGAATGCCGGTGAAGTCAATCGAAGTGCCGCTGGTTGACGCAACTGCTGTGCCGCTGACAATATTATCTGTATATTCAAGGCTGCCCGCTGTCGCGCCATTGCGCAGGATCTGATAAGCACTACCCGCACCTGTCGGCAGGGTGATCGTGTTGGAACCCGCCACGGCTGGGGCGGAGAGTTCGGTGTAACCCGATGTTGAGCCGTTAAGACGTATTGGCATGATCAGGATCCTCCAAGGGCGAGTTTGATGGTGTCAGGATCCTCAGCGACGTCGATGGCGTCCTGAATCAAGGCGTATTTCTCGCGGATTGCCTGACGGGCCTCTTCGGCTGCTGTGGCGTCTGTGCCAGGAATTTGTTTGGCGATCACAGCGTCGTATGGCGCGAACTCTGCCTCACGTTGAGCGCGGCGCATGTCGTGACCGATGGCCTTTGCTTTGTCCATGTTGATGGTGATCATGATCCTGCCACCTCTGCGTTGCTGAAGTCGGCTTCCCAGGCACCGAAGAAGGTGTGATCCTCGGGGAGGTCGGCGTAATTCACGATCAGGTAGGGCTTGCCAGCAGGTACGTCCTTCTGGGCAACCTCCTCGATGGGAAGTTCGCCTGTGGGGATGACCAAGGCAATGTTGCCGTTGTCTTGTAGGTAGATGATTGCGTTTGTCATGATGGGTTAGCGGAAGATGGCGACGGAAGCATAAACTGAATCTGTTGCCACAAAAGACGATGGAGTAGTTAAAAAACGAACGGCACTTGTAGTTGGAGCAGCTACGTATGGGCCAAAAAGAATGCCTCCATTGGTTACGCCAACCATTGCGGTTCCAGTTATCGCATAATTTGCATCCACCATCGCCGTCGTAAAGTTCACCGTATAGTCCCCCGTCCCATTCTTTGTCACGCTGCTGACGTTATACGAAGCGCGGATGGTGCTTGGTGATGCGGTGGTGCCGTTGAAGTTCACCCAGGCTTTGCAAGTTGTGCCTGACAGCTTTGAATCCGCGATTGCAGCGCTGGCATTGACTTTGGCGTCGGTGACCGCCCCAGCTGCAATATCTGCCGTGGTGATGCAGTCGTCAGGAAGCCCACCTGCGCTGATGCCGGTGATGGTTCCAGAGCCAGCGATTGAAATTGGCATGATCTAGACCACCACCCAGCTAGAGCCGCTGGGAATCGTGACGGTTACCCCAGAGTTTATCGTGCATGGGCCAGCTGTCACTGCGTTCTTGTTGGTGGTCAGGGTGTAGTTGGTCGTTACGGTCTGGTCGTTCTCAAAAAAGACGGCGTCCGATCCTCCGCCACGGGCCCCACCCCCAATCGATGACCACAGTGCCCCGGTGTACCCCTCGAACTGAACGGTGTCCGTGTTGAACCGGGCCCAGCCTGCGTTCGGGGACCCAGGCCGCTGTGCTGTGGTGCCGGACGGCAGGTCGA